GTCGGCGAGGTCGGCTTCGGTGACAACTTCAGCTCCTCTGCGGAGCTGGAGTTTTACCGCAATGAGGACCGGCGCCTCGCTGCGGAGATCAAAGATTTGCAGGCCGAGAACCGCGAGCTGATCAAGCGCGCCAACCGGCTCAAGCGCGCGCTTGTGCGCTGCGCTGCATTGTCCGAAGAAGTGTCCAACGAAAAACACGAAGCCCTGCTCATGGCAGACCAGCCACTATGAGCGCTGGCAAGGGCGACAGTCCGCGGCCGGTAAATGGCCCAAAATACCGGGCCAATTACGACCGCATTTTTTCGCCAAAAACATCCAAAAAATCCTTGTCTTCTGTGCCTACATTTGCCAACATATGCCAACAGATCACGCCACGACAGAAAGCCGTAACTCGTCATGGCCACTGAGCACCAACCACCACCGCCACCCGAACACCACATCACGCCATGGTTAGAAGAATCATTTCGCTTAGTCGATGCAGCCTGCGACCGCTGGGAACGTCGCCGCGCGCAGCTCGCCCGGAGGAAAAAAGAAAATGAGCGTCAGCGAACTCACACTCTTCAGCCTGCTGATCGGGACGCTGGTTCTGATTGTCATAATGTTTAGCGATGACAACGACGGAGGACACGCCTAAATGAAACGCACTGTTCCCCAATCGCCCGCCACCGAGTGCGCCGTGCTCGGAAGCCTCATGGCCGAGCCGAATCTCATCGATGAGGTAAGCGGCCTGCACCCTGACCTATTCTTCACGCCCGCACACCGGCTGGTCTTTGAGACCATCACCGAAGTCCGCGCCTCTGGCGGCACACCCAATGTCATCGCCGTGACTCAGCGCATCGATGCCGCGCACAAGCTCAACTCGGTCGGCGGCGCCGGCGCCCTCACTGAGATGCTCGGCAACTCCGCGGGTGGCCCCGCCGCAGTCGAGTACCACGCGCAGACATTGCGCGACCTCCACGCCCGCCGCCGCATCATCGACGCCTCGGTCGCCATGCAAGCCGCCGCCCAGGACATGGCCGCGGACGCCGACAGCGTTCTGCAGCAGGCCGGCGAGAGCGTCCTCAGCCTTTCCCTCACCACCGCCACCGACAGCATGCGCGCCCCGAGCGCAATTGTCCCGGGCCTCCTCGACGAGCTGGAGGCGCTCATGGCCGGCGGCAAAAAGCTCGGCCTACAGACCGGCATCCGCGACCTCGACCAAGTCACCGGCGGTCTTCGCGGAGGACAGCTCACGATTGTCGCCGGCCGTCCCGCGATGGGCAAAAGCGCCCTCATGCTCAACATGGCCGACAACATGGCCCGCCGCGGCGTGCCGGTCGTCTACTTCAGCCTCGAGATGCCCGCCAACGAGCTGGCCGCGCGCGTTGTTTTAAGCCGCGCCGAAACCAACACCGAGATCATTCGCAACGGCTTCCTTACCGCATCAATGAAGAGCCGGATCATGGATGCCGCCACGCAATTCAGCACCGAGCCGCTCTACGTTGATGACCGCGGCGGCCTCACGCTCCTTGACATCCGCGGGCGCGCACGCCTCGCCGTCCGCCGCTGGGGCGTGAAGTGTATCTTCGTCGATTACCTGCAGCTCGTCAGTCACTCCGGCGCCCAGTCCCGCGAGAACGAAGTTGGCTTCGTCTCCCGCGGTCTCAAAGCCATGAGCATGGAGTTAGGTATTCCTGTCGTTGCCGCCGCCCAGGTGAACCGCCAAGCCGAAAACCGGAGCGACAACCGCCCCAAGCTCTCCGACCTCCGCGAATCCGGCAGCATCGAGCAAGACGCCGACATCGTAGCCTTGGTGCATCGTCCTTGTTACTACGCGGTCGCCGACCAAGAACCCGATCCGCAAGACGCCGAGCTGATCGTTGCCAAACACCGCGCCGGCCGCACCGGCACGCTCAACCTTACATGGCGTCCGAGCCTCACCCGCTTTGAAGGCACCGCACCCGCGGGACGCACCAGCGACAGCGACGGCTCCGTCTACGCACCGGCGAAACAACTTTGGGAGGCCATCAATGAATAGCCGAGCCAAAGGCGCCCGCGGAGAGCGCATGTGGCGCGACGAGCTGCGCGAAGCCTTTGGAGACTCCGGTATCCGCCGCGGGCAGCAGTTCAGCGGCCTCGGCGACTCGCCCGATGTCGTCTGCCCTTGCCTCCCCGACTTCCACTGGGAGGTCAAATTTTGCCAAGTCGTGAAGATCCGCGACTGGATGGCCCAAGCCATCCGCGATGCCAAGGCCAAGCTCTTCCCGGTCGTTGCCCACAAGCGCAACGGCGAGGAGTGGTTCATCACGCTCCGCGCGCAGGACTTCCTCACCATCCTTCGCCGCTCCGATTTTTTAGTCCCAACACAAACAACCAAATGAAAAAGCAAAACGCACCAACTACAATCAAAACACCTGTCGGCACCGTCGAGTGGGCACATTTGATAACGCCGGACACGAAGTACAAAGAGGAAGGCCAATACAAGCTCGACTTGATTATGTCGTCAGCCGACGCCCAGCCAGTCATTGACGCTATTGCTGAAAAGTACGATGCATTCTATGCGGCACAGCTAGAGGAGACCGGCAAATCCAAGCTCAAACGCTACGACCTTCCTTGGGAAGAAAATGACGGCGACGTGAAGTTCAGATTTCGCAGAAAAGCCGTCATTCAAACAAAGAAGGGGCCATGGGACCGCAGACCCAGTGTCACCGACAAAAACGGCCAAGAAATCACGCAGCGCATCAGCAACGGCTCAAAGGCCCGAGTGGCATTTGAGTTGTATTTTTGGAACACGCCAACACTCGGCGTAGGCGTCACCCTGCAGCCGTGCTTCGTGCGCGTTGAGGAGCTTGTCGAATACAAGTCGGCTGGCGACATCTCGCCGTTTGACACGGAGGAAGCCAAGCCCGCCGCACGCAAGACCGGCACCGACGACGAAGAGATTAGCTGGTAACCCCCATGCCAGCCAAAAACACCACACGCAAACCGAGCACCAAGGGCAAGGCGGCGAAAGCCGCCAAGCCCGCGGAGCCGGATCGCTTCACCGAGGACGGACGCAAAATCGTACGCCTCGAGAAGACCCGCGCTCACCAAAAGTATCCGCTCAAAGACGGCACCGATGTTCCGGGCGCCTCAACCATCGCCAAGATCGGCGAGGACTCAAGCGGCCTCATCCACTGGGCGTGGAAGCTCGGCATGGACGGCCAAGACTACCGCAAGGTCCGCGACAAGGCCGCCGATATCGGCACCATCGCCCACTTCCTCATTGAGTGCTTCCTGCACAACCACGTTGCCGACCTCTCCGAGTTCAGCCCCGCGGATGTCGAGAAAGCGACCATCGCGTTCAACAACTTCAAGCGCTGGTGGGATGACGAAGGTCTCACCGTCATTGAGCCGGAGGTGCAGCTTGTGTCCGAGGAGTATCTCTTCGGCGGCACCATCGATGCACCCTCGCGCGACCGCGATGGCAAGATCGTCCTCCTCGACTGGAAGACTAGCAAAGCCATTGTCGGCGCGCACAAGATCCAGTTGGCCGGCTACGAGCAACTCTGGAACGAGAACCGCCCGGACATGAAGGTCCAGCGCCGCGGGATCGTGCGCATCGGCAAAGAGTCACCGGACGACTTTGAAGTCGCTTGGATGTTCAGCGCCGAGCCGTTTTGGAAGGTCTTCCAGGCGCGCCTCGCGCTGCACTACGCGCAGTTGATGCTCAAAAAGGCAGCCTGACCATGAGCGAGGCACCGGGATCAAACATCACGTTCGATTGGGACAACCTTCGGTATCCCGTTGGACTGAGCACAAGGAACTATGCGGGAGAATATCGCATTGTTGAAACCCAGAACGACATCGGCGAGTCGCGCTTTACGCCAGAATACCGCAATTATGAAGACGGCGATTGGTGGCAAAAGTTTGAGGTGCGCGTCCCTGGTCGCATTAGTTGTTCAAATGTCGTGTGGTTTTCGACGCTTGACAGCGCCCAAGAGTGGATTGACGCCGCGCACTACCGCCGGCCGTTTCTCGCCTACCACAAATACGAACCCGCCGAATACTAATGAAACGCACCCGCCGGTTCGTCGTCCGAGAACAGACCTTTGGTCTGGTCGTGGAGTTCTATTGTGGAACCCCGCAGTCATCGGCGATCCGGCGGTGTGCGAGCATTCTCCAGCTCGACCCCAAAGACCCCGACAACCAGCCCGACGACAGCGATGCCGCCTGGGCGATGTGCTGCGGCAGCCAGGCCGTTGTCTGGATTGAAGACGCCGCAGACACCGGATCGCTCGTCCATGAGCTGTACCACGTTGTCGCCGACTTCCTCAAACACATCACCAGCAGCGACGAGGAGACCGGCGCTTACTTGATCCAATACCTTTTCCGAGAAGCCACCAAAAAGAACAAACCATGAAAAAACCCGCAGGACTATACGCAAACATCCACGCCAAGAAAGCCCGCATCGCCGCCGGAAGCGGTGAGCGCATGCGCAAACCCGGTTCCGCCGGCGCTCCGACCGCCAAAGCCTTCCGCGCATCCGCCAAAACCGCCAAAGCGCGCCGATGACCTCCACGACGGAAATCATCACCTTCCTCCGCGAGTTTAACCGCTGGCGCCGCGGCGATGACAGCATCCCGCAGCCGCAGCCGGGAAAGGTCGGCGAAGCTATCGACGCAGCGTGTGCGCACATTGAGCGCCTTGAGCAGGAGCTGCGCGAGGCCAGAAGGATCGCCAACGAAATGAGCGAATCCAACGAGGTGCTGTTGGCCGACCTGCACTACACTCGACAAGACTTAAAAGAGGCGCTCAACAAGCGATGACATCCGGCGCCCTCATCGCCTTGGTCGGATTGATCTATTTCACGGTCGCCATCGACCTCGGCCTCATCCAGCACCGCTACTGGCACGGTCTGATCTGGCTCGGCTACAGCATCGCGCAAATCGGGCTATGGAGAGTAACCATTTATGACTAAGCCCCGAGATATGTACGACCTGACGGCCCATCCGAGCGACACGCCGGAGATCAAGGCCAAACTCAAGCAAGCCATCAAGCTCTTCCATGAGGTTGGCAAAGAGCGCGCAACCAACAAGCTGCCGGCCTTGGCTGCGGCGTTCGCCGCGCGCAAGCGCAAACAATCCAAATGACTTTAATTGACGGCTCAAGCGGGTTCTTGCCGCGGTTCATGTGGTGTGGCCGCGCGGACATTCCGGGGATGCCCAGCTCCAGCGCGCAAGACGACTGGGGCG